ACGAAGTTTAGACATATCCTTCTGGAACTTAGTAATATCTCCCCTAACCTCAACATAGATGCTGCCGATTTTACTCATCTATCGCTCCTTGGCAGCGTCTTCATGCCACTTATTAACAAAGTACCGACCAACATCAATTACCTTCTCGAAAGTGTCGATTTTATTTTCAATTTGGTAGAGCTTCATCGCTTCATGCACCGCCATATGGTTAAGGGCTATGGGACCAGCTTGCCCCATTATATATTGATCACTTACAATTGTAAATATCTTTTCTGCATCTTCGTTCTCAGGCAGTATCGGGGGTACGCATTTAATACAGTCAGCAGGATCAAAACTATCTCCCTTTAACTTTTTACAGGTTTGACAGGACGGCTTTTCCCGGATCCGTTCTGTCCTTTCGATAAATTTGCGGATACTTTTGCCACCCTCTCCTCTTCCAGTTCTTCCAGTACAGTAAGGCAGTTCGCCACAAACTGTGAGAACCCGACGTTTTCAAGCATCAGTTTCAACTTTGTTTCTGTGTTACATACAAGAGTGGTTCCATCATCATCTTCCAATTTACTCCACTCAACAATAACATAGTCCCAAAGCATCTCAGAGAACTTTTCATCATTGGTTTCGTCGTACTCAAACCTCTGGCCATTTTTGTATTCTACTTTATGCTTAACGCATCTTTTCTGAATCTCGGAGCGCTTAACTTGGTTGATCGCACGAATACATATCTCACCAGACTCAGGATCATCCTCATTAAATTTAAACCATGCTCCAGGGTTGGGATCTTTAATCGAAAAAACTGTTGCCATCTGCTGTTCCTTTATTTTATAGAAGTTTTCAAAGAGCGCCTTGTATTAACGGCGCTCTTTGAGTTTATTAAATCATTACCATCAAGCCAGAAACTTTACCTGTAAAAGATATAGTGCCAAGGCCGGACTTATCCATACCCACATTGTAAGTTGTAATTGTCACGGAACTCAACACTGTGGGCATACCTGTTGAGTAGTCACCTGGAGCAAAATACCCCGTTGACGCGCATGGCGTAAAGTAACTGGTGTCGTTAATCCATAACTGAAGGTTTGTCAGTTTTGAATTGTAGAGATTTGCCAGTTGCAGAGCCAATTGCCCGGTTGTATCAGTGGGCGTATAATGCCCGTTGAAGGATATTGTTCCACCATCCTTCATACCATATTCAAAAGACTTCCAATCATCGTTAAAAGCCGACGCATCGAACTCTTCTATCGTTATACCGTCAAGGGTCCATGTACCCATGCCGACGACGGTACTGGCTCCAAGCGTCACCTTTCCGTCTTTACCTACTATTGCCATAATATACCCCTATGCTACTTTAGGTTTTATGTGTTTACAAACTTGGTGCAAAAACCGATTAACTTCAACAGTAGTCAAGTGCCCTACCTCGATTGACGTATCAACAAAAATACGAAGCCCTGCCGCCCGCGCTTTGCTGCAAAAATAAATATCCTCCCCAATTGGTTTTCCATCTTTCTTTCCAAATTTAAACCATGGGTATTCTACCTTGTCGAAAACTTCCATATTGAATAATAGGCAACCGGTACCGGTTGCATCTATTTCTATTAAATCTCCAGAATAAGCCTCTTCATCTGACACATTTTCATAGCTGCCAATATCTCCTCTAAGAAATATGGGGTCAAACGGCATCCACCGGCGGTGAACCCTGACACCACAAATATCAACTCTATGGGATAACATCTTTTCCAGAGTGTCAGCAGGGTACGTTTGATCCGTATCGAGCATCAAGAGGTATTTGGCACCCTCTTCCTGTGCCTGTTCTATCAAGCTGTTCCTCGCATCAGCTAAACTGCCCGAAAAAGGCCCGTGAGGGAACTTTGGAACCAGAAGGGTGTAGGTGTCTGGTTTAGACATGCAAGCATAGCTTGTAAAGAACTGAACCGGCACATTGACATCAACTAAAGGAAAACCAATCGCTACTTTTTCTCCTCTACGCTCTCTTTTCCTTCGGATATAAGTCACTTTGTCCCTTGCAAACTTACCGCCGCTGTAGGCATACTTATAAAACGCATCCGCTTGCTCTGCGCCATAATTGATCGGGTGGTAGTGCTTTACTGTTGCTTCTTTTGAAACAAGTCGCCTACCCAACTCATTAGAAATATCCGTTAGCTCATTGTCACAAAAACAATGCTCATATGCTTCATTAAAAAACTGACGGTCTGGTAATACATCAAGCATTTTCCTATGGGCCACCCAATGAGCAGACTCATTATCAGGCTGGGTAAGGACTCCGATTACACCAAACCAATCTTCATCAACTGTGGAGAGGGTGGCTTCTAAAGCCTGTTCAAATCCTTCCATGACTTCGGTGTCATCACCGAGGAACAACACAAGTTCCCTGGTAGACCCTTTGACAAGTCTATTCACCATTACAGGGCAACCAACTCTATCGACATCAACTGCTGAGACTATCTCTGCTCCTGGCAAATGTTTCTTAACTGACTCAATACAGCGTTCTGCTGATTCTGGTCGTACCACCGGGATAACAACTGATATTTTCTTTGAGATCATAACTCCAAATACCTTTCCGTCCAAAGGACAGGGTTAAAGTAATATTCCTTTTTCTTCTTTCTCTTCCCATTTTATCAAAGGTCTGCCGAAATCGGATAACGTGTGTACGGCCTTTCCTTTTCGGTCAAACCATTTTTGCTTATATGGCGGTGGGAAATGCTCATAGTAGTAGTCACAAGTGGCTTCCCACTCTTCCACTGAAATAGCTTTCCCGTAATGTTTCACATAACCGGCGTAAAGAATCTTGGCCCCCGGCTTTAACGTCGCTTCTCTCTGATCCGCTGCCCAGTAACAAACTTCTGGGGTATTGCGAAACATCATTAAAATGTTTCTGTACTCTGGACCCATCCACTGTCGCTGGTTATATGATAAATTTTTATCTTCTTCAGTGATGCAATAATCAAACAGTTTCATTACAACGCCGTCATAATCCTCAAACCCTTGAAAGTCCCAATCTATTCTTTCGTCTGCGTCAAAATAAATAACCCACTCGGGGTCATATTTCTTCGCTTCTTCTAAAACTCTTTGCCGGGTTTGGTGCTCCGCCCTGAATCTATCCATGTCCCATGTAGACCCTTCGACTACACTCTTAACCTTGGGGTGCGCTTTGCAAATTTTAACGGTGTCGTCGGTTGACACATCATCATAAACATAAATTGCGTCACAGAACGAATAAAAGTCAAGCGTGTCTTGGATAATATCTTGCTCGTTTCTGATTCTGGTGATTCCGACTAAACTCATAATACTAAATACCTTCTCGCTACTGTAGCGATATTATTGTTTTCAATTATATAGGGTCTTAAATCTCTACTTGAATCATATTTATCAAACTCCTGCCTCATCCTATCTGGATTCCAAAAAACTTTATTGGTTCTGCCTGAACAATTTGTTTTCCTAAACTCAAGGATTGTGTCTTCAGTAACCATTCCATCACACCCACACCAATTAACCACCATTGCGTTCTTACCACAGCTCAGCGCCTCGTAAATACCTCTGCCTGAAGACACCACAAGATCAGCCCACTGGATGTTTTCTTTTACACCTGTTCTCCAACCCCACTGAGTTCGGTACTCATAGCCAACAGATACAGGTTCAATCATTTCGGGTATTGGTTTATTGTTGTTCATCCACAGGATTTTCTTTAAATCTTTGTTCTGTTTAACAAAAGTAAAATACTCTGTGTTGATCGGATTACGAATTATGGTGGATGTGAACCCTTTTACATATAGGTTGGTTTGGACTTCTTCTGACACAGACACATACACATCAGCTCCAGGTATTGGTTGCTCAAGCCCAGGGATAACACCGTGAGAAGTGAACACTCTGCGTTTAATACGCCAATCTTGAAGCTCATATAAACAATTATTATGATTAATAATAGCCAGATCATATGATTTATTTTTATCACATGTAGCAGATATCAAAGTATTATCTTCAGATGATGCCACAAAAATATCTACGTCATGCCCCAGCTTTACCAACTGGGCAAACATGGTCATTGTCCAAGTTTCTGAACCAGCCAACCGATCAAGTGAGAAATTGGTTAAAAGTATTTTCATGATTTAAGGTACCTACATTCGTATGTCACCACTGCTCTGAACCACTGGTCCTGATCACCGGTTCTTACCAACTGTTGATTTGTGCGCTCCATCAAAATAGTTTCATACCCTGAAGCCGTTGGTTTAGAATCATCGTAAAGATCCACAAGGGCTTGGTATGCCTTTAATCGTTTAATGTTTGTTTCTGCGTAGATATCAAATTGGATTGTCACTATCTCAAATCGTCTGTCTGCAAACCAGTAATCCGGGTATGCACTTACTAAAAAATACGTCGCATAGGTGGGTAACGTTCCTTGGGGAGCCAACTCGATATACATCTTCCCTGGTAACGCTGCTTTTAAAGCGGTGCTGCCACTATACTTACTGTATATACCGGTTAGGATGTTTTGCATTATTTCATTCCTTCATTAAATGTATCAATTGCCAACTTGATATTCCTGTCAAGAGCTGGTTTAAGGAACGGGTGCGGGTTTTGTTTCTGCGGATGACCGTGCTCTATTAACCATGAATTTGAAGTCAGTACACCGTTTGCAAAGAACGAGTGTACGCCCTCTATAGATAAATCATAAAGTCTTGTCTGTCCCTTGTCATATCTCTTTTTATTCAAGGAAATAATGTGTGTATTTTCAAAAAGGTCAGTATTTACAAATGTTGACATCCCAGGGTTACATGGAATATAAAAAACATTTTCGATAGGATTAGTCTTTAGGTTTTTTGCAGAGTTACCAACAATAAAATGTATGTGAAATATTTTTACGTCTTTGATTACTTTTATAATTTTCCTATCCCTTTTAATGTCCTTCTCTTGGTCTTTGTGCCAATACCCTCCATCAACTTCATAAACAATGTTTTCATCCGGTAAATAAAAATCTAAAAACAAAGAGTCTATTTCATATTGGTAAATATACTTTCTACCACTATCTTTTAACCAGTCTTCGACTTCTTTTTCTATTTTAGTTTGCCTTGTTGCTCCGGCAAGCCTATTAGGATGTAACCCAGGATTTTCAGCTATCATTGCAATCCGCTTCTTTGACATTCTTTTTTTTGATTCTTCACTTCTTTTTGAGCCAATATTAGGATTCATGTCTGTTGCATATGCTAAATCTCTACATTTCATGGTGCAATATATTGATTCTTTTCTTGCCCTGTTCCCATCGACCCATGTTCCAAATACTTGACCACAAAAAGCACATTTTCTATTACAACCAGTGCCTTTATTTTTCGCTATTCTTTTTCTAATAAAAAGGTTATCTGTAAGAGCAAGGTCGCCAGCTTTTATCCATTGATTTTTCCCATCTCTTGTAGCAAGCATTTTATGGTCTTCTGTTACGGTTAATTTATGGTGAGGTATGCTGCATTTATTAACGTCATATACAACCATCTCAATCAGATCAGGTTTTTCAACTGCTGGAAACGATTGTTTAGCAACAACCTTACGGTATTCTCCAGTTTGTGTTAAAACCATGTCCCCAACTTTAACAGAAGATATTCCAAGAGGCCCTTTACGCTCCGTTACAACTCTTGTGTCCCCTCCGAAGATACATTGCATCGACCCCTTCCCACCAGCTTTAACCATGTACCCACCATCTTCAAACTTACTTTTCTTGCGTTTAATAGACGCTCTCAGTCGTCCAGACCGGTCAATAAATGCCGCCGTTGCTTTGGCATCACGTTTTATATTGTTCGCAATTTTCATTGCTTTCTCATCAAGATATTTTTCAAGCTCTTGCTCGAACCCTTCGGTATACATCTCAAACGTGACTGTGGCTTTTATTTTCGGCATTATAGTGTATCAACCCCCTGCCACCCATGTTCCAGCAACCGGAACGGCAAACCATTCAAAACTTCCATCAGAAACTTTAACCGTATACATGCGTATTTCGTCACT